TGTTCCATTACTGTTATTTGTTTTTGAAACAATTGTATTTTCATTTGTAGGATTTTCTATCGCAGGTCTTCCTGTATCTTTTATATCTTTGCTACTCATTGTAAATGATGTCTGATGAGGTTTATACTTCTCAAATAATTCTTGTTCAATTTCATCATCCAATACTGCTAGATATGCTTCTACATCTACCCCGGCACTTGCAATCAAAAAACTTAAAGAACCGGATGCTTCCGTATATAAAGTTTTCATCATTTCAAAGAAACTTTTTCGATTTACAAAAGAAGTAGGAAAGTAGTATATCTCTATTTTGTTTTTGCTATCCTGAATTATATTTTTGTTAATAACATAATTTAATTCATCCTGCCACTCAGAAACCCATGTGTAAATTTGTGCATTTATCATTTCAAGATTATTAATTCCTGCTGAGAAATTTCCAGTTGTCATAGCTCCAATCAAAGAAGCACATATTCCTAAATCCAAAGATATTTGATTATTCAAGTCTGACTCATTTTTCTCATCAAAGATGTCAGTCGAAACATCAATTGAATCTATCTTTGTTCCAGATGCAACACTAAAGAAGCTAATACCACCTCGACTATTCTTATTCATAATCGCACTTTTTACAGTATTGTGTTGATTTTCCTGCTGCATTTTAGTTAAAGAACAGCTTCCTTTATCTTTTCCTTCTGGAAATGTTTCGTAAATAACTCGGTTGTTAATTTCATCAAGAACGTTTCGCTTTGTATCTGTAAAATAGTCTTTATATAAAACATCAGACAGCGCCGCAATTACCAAACTGCGCCCCCAAGGTTCGTTGTCTTTGCACTTTATCTTACGGCACATAGTTTTGTCATTATTTAACACGACCCAATCACCATGAACCACAGGACTTTTTTTGCGTTTATTATATGCATCTACAATTTCTACAGGATACTTTCTCAATTTTCTATCCAATGTATCGCCTGTAAAATCATCAAAATATCTTAGATTAAATGCAAGAACATAACGTCCATTTTTTTTACCTACAATTTTTGTATATTCCCACGGAAGGGTAATAATTGCAGCATTAACACCAGCTTCATTTATCTCAACAATATTTTCAACATCATAATCAGTCATAAATTTGTCAAACACCGATTTTTTTTTCTTTGTTTCAAAATAAAAGAAAGCAGTTCCATCGGTCATTTCTGTAAACAAAGCATTTCGTATAAATTGTTTATCATGGACAGACTCAAGAGTTGCTTTCATCAAATCTTTATTCTTTTTAGTTTTTTTATTTGTTTTCTTTGACTTATTGATTAGCACTCGATCCAAACATGGAAGTGCTGTCATATAATCTATAGAATTTGATACAATTCCATTTTTTGTATAAACAAAATTTGATAATCTGATTGCTATATCATGATTTAGAATCGGATTTCTTAATACATTATCAATCTCAGTTTTTGAAAAATAATTATAAACTCCACATGAGAATATAGAATTAAACATATCTTCAAAACCACTTGAGGAATGATACGAATTAAATTCAAATATAGAATCAGTTTTATTTGAAGTAGGAGAGGATTGCTTGTTTGTCTCAACTACATTGTTTGATTTTATTTCTTCCGACATGTTCTCTCCTTTCATTTAATTGATAAGACATGAAAATTCGTAATCCGATGATGAGCCAGTTTCGTCAAGTTCTAACTGATCTATAAAGTAAGAACCATATGAACAACTGGTGTATCTATCTTTTCTGTTCTTCCCTTTTTCTTGTATTTTTATAATGCCTGTTTGTGGCATTTTCTCGTATTGTAATTCAGCACATTCTCCAATCATCGCCTGAGTTTCTAAAAATGGTTTTTCAAAATTTATTTGATCATCAACATTTAAAGATTGAAGATATTCTTTATTATTTGGCAAGATTGTCTCTTTGGCAATATTATAATTAACAAGAAAATCTATTTTATTTTCTATAAGATTTTTTCTAAAAGCAATTGCAATATCACTATTAAGGGATTGAGTAGCATTTATAGCATATATACAAGATTTAGCGTTTAGATCAGAACAAACCTTTGCATACTCATCATTATTCATGCATTTTAAAGGTTCATATTCAATACCTCTTTCAGTATCATATAGAATTTTTTGTAGCGCATAAAGAACTTGTAGACCACCATTTCTAGTATCAATTACAATATAGTCTGCATTAAAATCTTCATAAAGCTGTCTTATCCTTATTGCTTGCAATGTTGTGTCTCCAATTTGATTTGATTCAATATATGGATACTGACGCCTATAACCACGTTTGATTTCTGTTTCATTTGTATCATTCATATACGTTAAAGTTTCTGGTATTCCACGAATACATGAATAGACAGAATTGTCATTTTGACTTCCTGCTACAAATGCAATATCATTAGACACGATTCGTATTTCATTGTCTAGTTTAGGGATGCTATATTTATTCTTTTTTCCAGATTTAAAATCAATAGATGATTGAGGATAAAATACATGTCGAGATACTTGTCTATTTAAAAGCATAGAATATGTGAAATATGACGATAGAGAGTCTTTTACTTTTAGATTTAAAAATTCGATTTTCCATGTTACAGGATCTTGCTTTTTCTTTTCTTTAATAAGTTGTTCAATTGTTTTTAACTCATGTTTCAATGCAATGCTTTCATCAAAAGCTAACATAACTGCATGATTATGTTTTTTCATACCGTCAAGTGCTTGTGCTGCTATATCCCACATCCAATTGCCGTCATCATACCAGCTAGAAGTAATATAGATATCTACGGGTTGTTCTTTAAGTAATTTATTATCTTTATATTCTGGATTGAACATGTATTTAGGTTTGCGTGGTGTTTGGAATGGAGAGATTACAGAGTCTTCAACTTTCTTCTTTATTTGTCGTGTTTCTTCTCTACAAATTGCATTTGAACGAAGACCACGTGCATTTTCATTTGCGACGAAAACACTTATCTTAGAGCCGTTTCTAAATTTAACATATATATCATTATTCCTAGTTGAAAAATCTTCGATTTCTTTTCTTAATATAGGCGACCATTCGCAAAGTTCATCCATGATTTTTTCTGATACTATTAATTTTGCTTGCTTTTCTGTAGCAGCACCTATACGAAATTTTGTACCTTTATATAATAAACATCTTGCAACTGCATAAACTGCGACGATAAAAGATTTTGCGTCATTTCGACTAGCGATAATACAAATAAGATTTGAGATTCCCATTTTATAAATTGTCAATGCCTGATATTCATAAAGTTGTATTTTCAAATAATCCATTACAAATCGATGCATATTCCTTCTAAAAAAAGTTCCCCATGCAAGTACATGAAGAACATTCGTAGGATTACTCAAATAATGTGTAGATGGAAATTTCTTGTAAAGATTTAATTGATTGTGATCAGCATATTTTGCTAAATGATTGTCATTCTTCTTCATATTCGTCTACGTCTGGAACAAAATATTCTTTGTCACGAATATCACTTCCAGTTTCCAAATTAATCATTGGTCTGGTTATATGTCTTTCAATATATTCGCCTAGCTGATCATAGTCTTCATATAATGCTTTGTCTTTGTAAAATTCTTCAGGTGTATACTCAGAGATAAAACCAAGTGTCATGCAAAAAGTTTCATCATTACTCGAATCTTTTTCCTCTACAGTACGCAGTCCAGCTTGCCTAAATGTTTTTGCATATTGTTCTGTCAGCTTTGCATACTTTTCTGCATTACCCTCTTGTAAGTTTTTTATCATTAGCATATTTAAACTACATAACGATTTTATAAAAATCTCTTGATTACTATCTGTATTCGGATTATTACGCTTAAGCAATCTGTAATGATCATCTAAATTTCTATAATCCGATTCAGTAAAACCGACCCCCCATCGATCAATGGCAGAAGCAGATACAGAACAATCTTCCGACTTAATCTGTTCTTTAGATTCGATAACTTCGCTTAACTTTTTTTCATAGTTATATTTTAATGTATCAATATACGTTTTTCTTCCATTACAATTCAAGTTTTTCTTTGCGGCGTAATGGCTAATTCGAGAACGATTTCTATGTCCACTATATGATTCCGTAGCCGCTGAAAGAGCATTTACATCATAATTCCAACCAGCTCTTTGACAAAAATCCTTAAATGAATGTTCTTCATTATTTGAATATAATGCTGTCATTTGATTGACATATGTATCTGTACATTCTTTACACCACGGAAGATACCCCCCGTTTGCTTGGAATAAGACATCATTACTTTTTTGAAAATAAGTATCTTGTCTTGTAAATCCTTTCCCACAACAAGAACATTTATATTTATGTTTATTTTCATCAAATGGAGTTGATGAACGTGGTATGTTTATTTGCACATTTGTATCAATAATCGGAGGCGTATTTATATTTTCGATTATTTTTTCTTCCTTTGTTTTTGTATGTGCCAAAATTACACCTTCCTTTTCAACTAAAATTTATTTTTAAAACGCTGCACACAGGATTTGAACCTGCAAGTCGCAATCGACCAATGGGTTTCAAACCCACTTCCTCAGCCACCCGGACATGCAACATAAACGACACCAGTGAGTCCCGATCTCACACATCCCCATAAGGATATCGGATTAGTAGTCCGATGCATTTGCCAATTCTGCCATAGTGTCAAAATGCACGGAGTTGGAGTTGAACCCCGAATTATCAGCGTGAAAGGCTGATGTCCTATACCAGTTAGACTAAGCCACTAAAATAAAAGGCAGTCTTCAAATGAAAAACTGCCTTTCAAACGTAATCAATAGGATTCTCTTTGTTTTTTCAAATCCAAACTTGGTGCAAACACGATTTCTGATAAAAATCTCGAAGATATTTTTCTCTTATTTTATACGCAACGTAATTCAGTTGATTTTTGTAAATACAATGGGTAGATGTTGCGTTTAGATATTAAGTAAAGAACCTTGTTCTACATCTTTAATACCATTTTTGTCAAAATATTTTCCAAACTCATCTTCAGCAGTGGCATCATTATATATGAATAACATATCGGCTGAAGACCACTGGAAAAATTCTTGGATGACATGGGCTGGAAGATTTAGTCGATGCAAACGTGTACACAAGTAATGTCTAAAACTGTGGAAGTACACATCCACTCCTAAAATTCCTTCTGCCATATCGATCCACGAACTTGTGTCTTTGCGTTGTCTATAAATACGTTCTTTTGTATTCTTATTAATAGAACATGTAACAAATAGCCATTCACTATTAATCCCTCGTGCTTTCCGTTCTTTCATCCATAAATCAATATATGGCTTTGCTCCGTAAAGCACAAATTTATTAATCTGTTTTCCTCCACGTCCGAATCCTTTCGCTCTTACTTTATCTGTTTTCCACATAGAATTAAAAACAAAATGTTCATCATTGAAGTATTCAACTTTCATTTGTAATAATTCCGCATGTCTCATACCAGAAAAGGCAGCGATGGCAAACCCACATGCAGCTTCGTATTCTTTTTGTTCAACCAAAGTATTCAAAAGTTTGTCAACTTGCTCATCTGATAAGACAGTTTTCTCTCTAACAACTTCTTTTGCAGGATTTTCAATCTTTCTAATAATTGGTTTATAATTTTCAAATTCCTCTTCGTCATCCAGAATATTTTGAATATAATTGGACAATGATGAGAGAGTAGATTTGACTCGTCTAATTCTATTTGAACTCCATCCCCATGTATTCAAAGCATGATTTTGAAATTTTGCTATTTCACGCTTGGTTAAATCTGCGAAAAACTTGTTATTGTTATTTTCTAAATTCCATACCCAAAATATCTTTAGATCATTTCTATAAGCAGAAATTGTCTGAGGACTACGGTCAACCGATTGCAAATAATCTAACCAATCTTCTCCGAGACTTATATTATCAACATTTACCGCATCTAACTTTCCCTGCGTTACAATGTTGTTATATACTGTAAATCTTGACAATATTTCACTTCCTTTCTAAAACACTTTTCTTTTATAATTCTTTATAAATTCAAACCCAAATAGGAGAGGAGTGCAAATGAGGTTATACTTGTCCGCAAAGTAGCTACTCCTTGCGTATCTCTCCATAAATGTCCGTAGTAGGAGTCGAACCTACAAAATTCTGATCCTAAGTCAGACGCATATTCCTGTTCTGCTATACGGACAAAATCAAGGGACTGTTATTTCACAGCCCCTTGATTTTGTATGTTTATTTTTGAAGTTGTAATTTTAATAATTACATATATACCTATTTTTACAATAGTTATGTTTGAATGCCCGAAAGTAATCTATTAACATTCTCAAATTTATTATCTATATATTTTTTAACATCAAGTTCGTAAGTTATTCCAATTTCACAATCGTTATTTGTATAAACTGTAATAACAGATCTTTCCGATATTTCCAGTTTTTTCAATTCGTCGATCAATTCAGGAGACGATTCGATTGTCGGCTCTTCCATCACATAAAGAACAGTTATCGGGTTTTCGGCTACCATTTTATCAATGACTTCTTGACTCATTTCACTTGTAGTAGGAGGGAACAAAATTGTAATAGGACTTTCTTCGTAAATAAAAGGATAATGGAAGACATGCAAAATGATTCACCGCCATCTTCTGGATTCATCATTGTGAAAAAATATGGTACGTTATCAGAAATAACTTCCCCTAACGACGAAAAAATACTTACTCCCTTAGCATACTGAATGGGTCTACCTCCAAATATAAGAGTATAACCCCCTTGAAATTCTAATTGACCGGGACGATCAAACACCACCTTCCCAATATTTCGTATAACCCCTTCTTTTGTAAGAATATCTCGGTACTTACCAACACTTCTTAAAGGTTCATCAAGCGATAGTTTTACAATTTGTTCTTCATATTTTTCATAGGGTATCTTTTGTTCGCCCAATATAACCATTAGTCTGCTTGTCGTAGCGTTTATGGCATCAGCAATACTTCTTTCAATATATTCACCATTGGCTATAACTGAAATTAAAATGTATCTCGTTGTATTTTCTGTGGTAATAGTTATTGCTTCGCCAATTTCTGCCGAGTCAACACGTATAATGTTGGTTCCAGATTGCGGTAGTTCTTCAGTCTGAGCAATGAATTGTTTTGTATCTACGCTGGGATTAATTACTTCCCGACCATATATGGTATACGTTGTATTGGGACAACACGGTATATATACAAATGCTTCCGTATCACTAACAATGATTTGATATCCTTCAATATTTCCGCATAAATAGTTATCTGTTAAATTGAATAAATTTCTTTTAACAACCTTAAGTTCTATATCATATTTCCCAGTTTCTTTGTTATATACGCCTACACTTTTCATCTCTTGTGGGTAATCGAGCCTTGGCGATGGTAGTCCTCCTGTATATGGCTCATATGTTGATGGACGAGTTCGATATTCAGAAAATTCAAGTTGAATTTTATTAGCTAGTGTGGGGATTGTAAGGCGCATATATCTTCTTTCTGTGATATCTAATACGATATATCCATTTTCAAAGTTTTCTTTATTTTCTAAAAAACTTTTATCAGAATTATACAAAGAAACCTTACACATACTAGCGTCTTGAGTATTTAAAGATATAATATAGTAACCTATTTTATCCATTAAAATATAATCGGTAACTTTTGTATCTGAATTTTCAACAATCTCTCCATTTTCATTGATCGATTTATTATCGAACATTTGTATGTTAGGATCGAATAAATTCTTTCCTTTTGTAACTGTTTGTGTTGTATTACCATAGATGGTAATTTCAGAAGTTTTCTGTTCAATGTTATCTGTAACATTAACAATATCAGTTCCTTTTACGGTATTGTTGATTGATTCCATGCATTTTTCTGAGATAACACATCAACATCTTTTGTTAATTTTCAAGACTGTTTACAAGATTAGTAGTATCTTTTTGATTATTACTTTCCACATTTTTAATAAGAGAGTATAAATATGCTTCTGTATTATTCATAATCTTATACCCTCCATTTTATAACTTTTTCCATCCAAAGGAAAATAACATATA